CGGATCGACACAACAGATATGACAAAGCCGCTTGGCGCGGCTCCTGTTTACGACAAGGGTGGGAAGGTCAACATCCATGATGGCAAGCATCAGGTAGCCATCTTGAAAGAGGGTGAACGCGTGTTGACCCCCGAACAGACCAAGGTTTACGATAAGGGAGGCAAAGTCATGGCAACACCGTACGACATGGTCACTGGCGGAAAGACGCCCAAGAAAGAAATCAAAGAGATGGTGCACACTAAGTCGCACAATGGCAAGCACATTGTGACGCACAAGCATCATTCCCCCGCGCATCACGCGGATGAGATTCACGCGTTCAACAATTTGGACGAAGCGAAGGATCACATGGACCAGCACGCTGGACCAGAGCCCGCTGAAGGGGCCGCGCCGTTGACAGCCGCACCGTCACCGATGGGTGGAGCAGGAGCCCCGCCCGCAGGAGCAGGAGCCCCGCCCGCAGGGATGTAAAAGTTTGCTACCAGCCTAATTAACTGGTGGCGGGCGAGGCTAGTCCCTCGCCCAACTCTCGACTAGGAGAACATATGACAATCGAAGCGCAGCAGTACTGTGACCATGGGCACGAACTCACGGATGACAATCTATACACGTCGGGCAACAATCGATCCTGTCGTCTTTGCACTTTAGAACGTTCGGCAAAGCGATATACGTCTTTGAGTGTAGAAGAGAAGGAAACGCTCATGTATCGTCAGGTGATTCGACAAACGGGTCGAACCAAAGACGAGTACGAGCAAGCGTATCGCGCCCAGAATGGGCTTTGTGCGATTTGCGGGAAATCTGATCCTGCACGACGACTTTGTAGCGACCACGATCACCGCTGTTGCAGCGGCAAGACTAGTTGCGGCAAGTGCGTGCGAGGGTTTCTATGCCATAGTTGTAATCAGGGCATCGGATTTCTTCTCGACTCGCCCGAGTTGCTTTGTCAAGCAGCTACCTACATTGAATCGTGGAGGAAGCAACATGACGACGGATCAACTCCAGGCATGGTATCTGCACCACATTCACGGGAAGAATTACCAGTATGCGGACAAGACGCCTGAGTGGATTCAGGAGCAAGCGAATCTAAGTTTACAACGGTTGAACGAAGAGCATCTCCAGAAACTTGTCAAGGTTTGCAAGCAATACGGTCTTGAGGATGCAAAGGCAATCGCTCGCTATAGATTTTTAGCCCAGACTAATCTATTTTCTCTATGTTTTCTGCTTGAGAAGTATAAGGATTTGTCTGACCGCGACTATGTGTGGATAGACGGGCAAGTTCACAACACCCACGCCGAGGTGTGTAATGAGTTTTTCGTGCGCAAGAATCCTACGTTCGCGACATTTAAAGAGTTCGCGGGACAGTATATCGAGCAGAAAGAGCGTCTGTTGCTCGTCCCGCGCGGCGGGTTTAAATCATCCATCGACATGGCGGATTGCGTCCAATGGATCATCAACTTCCCTGAGGTTACGATCCTCGTTCTGACAGGTGTGCTCTCCCTGGCGAATGACTTCGTCGGAGAAATAAAAGGGCACTTCACGCTCGAAGAGGGCGGGGAAGCTGATCTGTTCGGGATGAAGTCTCTGCGCCCGCGCCGCATGAATGACGGCACGATGAGCCTGTTTCAAATTCTTTTTCCTGAGCACTGCATCGCGCCCGCGACAGGGCAAAGCGCGGAGTATCAAACTCCCGCCGTCACTCAGCTCGAGAAAGAGCCGACTGTGTTCGCCGCCTCTATTGAACAGAACTTGGCTGGCTGGCACGTCTGCGTTCTGAAACTGGACGATGTGGTCACGGAAGAAAACTCCCAGACTGTTGACCGAATGCGGAACGTCAATAAGAAGGTCAGCATTGACCGCGCCATTCTCCACCCGTTCGGTTTCTACGACAAGATCGGTACGTGGTACGACAGCGAGGACACGTACGGCCAGGACATTAAGAACCGCGAGAAGTACGAATTAGACGGTGAAGTATTCCCGATGAAGGTGTACATCCGCGCCGCGTGGTGGGCGACGGCACTCGCAAAGCAATTTGGCAAGATCGAAGACGAGATGTTAGAGGCTGACTATGACCTCTGGTTCAGTGAACCTGGGAATCCTCACTCGTTGACGTACGAGAAATTGCGCTACCTGCGCAAGACCGATCCGTGGTTCGCGATCAAGTATTTGAACGATCCGACACAGATGCATGTCATTAAGTTCCCGAGGGAACTCTTGATTCGACGCACAGTGAACGCGGTCGAACTGCCAGGTACGGGGATGATAGTCACCTGCGTAGACACAGCTTACTCTACCAAGAGTTGGGCGGACTACACGGTCATAATCACCGCGCTCATCTATGGTGGGCGCTTTTACATTATTGATATGAAGCGCGGGAAGTTCAACGAGTTTGAACTCCCTGCGATGATTGCCGCAACCGCGCTGCAGTGGCGTCCGAAACGCATCTGTATCGAGGACACAGGCAAGGCCGAGAAATATGTCCAGCGCGAAGTTTATCGCGAGATGGATAAGCTGAAGGTCCGTGTTCCCATCGAGATGGTGCCGCTCGGTCAAGGCAGCAAGGCGAACTCGAAAAAAGTCAAGGCAGGCCCGGTCCTCCGACTTCTCGGGGATGATAGGTTGCGATTTATCAACACCTGTCCCGGCCTCGAAGATTTATACGAGGAGCTTTCGAAATTTGGAACGGCAGCGAGCACGCATGACGATATTGTGGATGCGCTGGCGATATTAGTTCAGCAGTTTGGGGCCTACGCGGAAATCGAAGGCAAGATGACTATGTCATCGTCCAGCTACGTTCAAGACGGGAAGATGAAAAACTTCCACGACTTGATGTATTGCGACGGCAAGTATTCGAAATATAATGCTGTCGCGCTGGAGTTTCCTGACACGAACCCGGGTGAAGTTTCTCAACAGGCCGCACAAGATGCGTACGCGGCCACTCAAGACCCACTCAGTGACCTCTTTTCCTAGAAAGGGACATCATGGCTATCTCAGATGTAATCGGCATCGTCCCAGACGGAAACCCGAGTGCAATTATCACTGCCGAGAGTTTTACGGTGGCGGGGGAAACGAAGACTGTTGATGTGGACCTCGCGCTGGTTGTCCAGTCTGCTGCAATGGCGAAGGCCTTTCTCACTAGTAAACAGTGGACTCTTCTGTGGCGCGATGCTGATCTTCTGTACCAAGCGCCGCGTCCAATGACGGTCTATGAGAACACTTACGTTCTCGAACCGAACGTGCAGCGGTTCACCGTTGCGAAAGTGTGCAACGCGGTTGTACCGCAACTCTATAAGGGTCTGTTCTATGATGACCCGCCGATGCTTCTGCGCCCTCGCCCGGGAACAAGTCAGAAAGTAATTGACGCGAAGACCGCGATCTTCTCGTTTATCATGGATCAATGCCAATTCAAGACCCAGACTAAGTGGGGCCTCGAACAGATGGCCCATCTAGGCACTAGCATCTATAAGTGGGGATACGACTGGCAGGAAGTCGTGTCTTATAAGCGCAAGGCGACAACACTGAGCATCGCCCACGGGGACGAGGCAACGGTCGGAGCAACGACGGTGTTACCAACAGATGCTCCGCCTGATATCACTCCAGAATCGCGGACTCTTCCGCTTCCGTTCTTCGAGTGGCGTCCACTGGACAAAGTTTTGGTCGATCCCCAGTTGAACGTGAGCGATATTCGCAAGGCTGGTTGGGTTGTCGATGTCCGTTACATGGACTGGTATCAACTCAACGATCTGTGCGTCGCCATTGAACAGGCGATTAAAGACGGGGAGACAGGCGAAGCGATTGAGGGTTGGAGACTTCCATCCCTTGAAGAGCGGAACACGATCTGGAATAATCCTCCGAAGGCGCAAACTCTGGAGACAGAGCAGGCGACTTACATGGAGGGCGTCGTTCATCACGCTGAGCGGGCCAATCAGAAATCAAGCCCCGATCCGCATCGTACCAAGCTGGAGGTGTTGGAGTATTGGGACAAGGGCCGCAAGATAATGGTCCTGAATCAGGAGAAGGTAATTTTTGTTGGCAAGAACGAGTTTCGTGAGATTCCCTTTCTGTCGGCCAACTGGTGGAACCGTCCTCGCGCATTCTACGGAATGGGCCTCGGGCTCATCGTGGGCCAGAACCAGCGTGTGGACCAAGGAACCATTAACGCCATCCTCAAAATTCTATCGTATGGGGTCAATCCCATATATCTGCGTAACCGGGACGATAACGCGCCCACGCAGACCATTCGTACTGGTCTTGGCAAGATCATGTCTGTAACGGATGTCGATAAGTCTTACAAGTTGCTGGAAACTCCCAAGATGCCTGCTGATATTTGGGCGGCGTTGAAGGAGTCTGAGCAGGCTACTGAATCTTCGTCTGGCGCAGATCAGGCGCTGGTACAAGGCAGTTCTGCAGGGCCGCGATCCTCAATGGGACGCACCGCTGGCGGCGCAAATATTTTGGCTGGCGCAAGTGCAACGCGGCTTGATGGACCTCTGGACAACTTCATCGAACAGGTGTTCAAACCATTCCTAGGCGTCATCGACAAGATCGTGTACAACGTAATGTCGGACTCCGCGATCTATCACATCCTCGGTAAAGAGCAGGGTGGCGACTTCCTGAACGGGTTCAATCTTCAGGATTTTCACAATGCACAAATCGAGTATGAGGTTCTCGCCGGAGCATCTCTCGCTGCTAAGCGAACGATGGCCCAGAGCATGGTCATGCTCACCCAGATTCTTGACAATCCACAGATTCAGCAATCACTCGCTGATATTAACGAGGAGTACATCGACTACAAGCCCATCATTACGATGTGGCTGGAAGCCTCGGAGTGGAAGAACAAGAACGACATCATCAAGCCGATGACGGACAAGATGAAGCAGAAGCGCGATGCAAATTCGAAGGCTGCCCAGATGCAAGCCCAATTAGCGGCGAAACAGCAAGGCGAGCAGCAGAAGTTCGCGCAGAAGCAGCAACTGGAAGACCAAGCGTCGGACAATCGCATTAAACGTGACATCACCCGTGAAGCGGCGAAAGCTAGCGGACTGAGTGAAGCAGTGAATGGCGAACCGAGTACGCAGGGTCTGGAAGGTCAGATGCCCCAAGTTGTATAGACATATCGTGACTTAGCGGTCACGAAGCAGAATCGAGCGGTGCTAGTAACACCGCTCGGTTCGCCTTAATCGCCCGTCAGTGCGGTCGTCCCCATAGGGGGCAACTGACTCGACGCCCAGCCGACCCGTGAGGGGGCGAGGCAACGATTTCTCGGAGGAGAAAATGATTAAGCCTACGGATGGGACAAACGTGTTCAAGCCGACGTTCAAGCTGGACGCGCAGAAACTCGGCATCATGTGCGCCGCTGTGAAGCAGGAGTGGTTCGACATCATTCAACAGTTGATGGAGGAAGAGATTCGATTGATGAACGT